CCCCTGACAAAGGAGCGTTTTCAGACACCCTCCTCAAAGTAAAGACTTGGTTAAGAGATTATTAAGAAATCTTAATATGCAACTTTGTGCAAAAACCCCCCTGTTTTCTGGTTATATGGGGGGAGACAAAGAGGGGGGAAACGAACCCGACCTTCTAGGATTCGGTCTCACACTCAATTGGGTTCGTAACCACCAGCCGCTAGGCTGGTTTAGTAGAGGGTATAGGAGAACTAAAGAAAATGGCACGTAAACCAGGACCACTGAACCCAGAGGGGTCAGGCAAAGGGTCGCTATCCCTCGGCCAGTCAGGTCAGGGCGCCCGCGCAGTCGCTAACCAGCGTGCTGGAGCAGGAGCTGCCGCTAAGGCTGCACAGGCTAGGGGTATTAAGGAAACATTTAACGTCGAGGGTATTACTAGGCGATTTAAGGCAATGGGATACAGCGAAGCTCAAATTAATAAAGCCATATATAAGCCACAGCCTCGTGTGGTTAAGCCTCTTCCAGCCGCTGGTAGCGTAGAGCAGGTAAAGCTCACCGCTCAGCAGTTTGGTCAGAAGGTCAGCGGTAAGCAGGCAAAGGCAATCTCCGCGCTGCTCCGAGGACGGGTAAAGTAATGGCACGTCGACAGAGTACCTTCGGCAAGAAGCCTGGGGGAATGTTTAAGGGAATCCCTGGCAACTTCGGAGTCCAGAAGGGCTTTGGCGACGCCTTCAAGAAGATGGGGGACTGGGGAGTCCTAAATTCACGGGAGTGGATCGGGTTCGGCAAGCGACAGGGCGTCTCTGATGCTCGTCCTCGTGACCAGTTCGAGCTCCAGCAGGTGATCTCAGAGAATCTCTCCATTGAGGCTGAGATCTCCAAGCAGCGTGCCGAAGCGGCACGACAGCGCACCGCCCCAGCGACCACGATCCCAGCGACGCCTCCAGGGCAACAGCCACGACGAACGCCATCACCTGGAACGACGCCAGCGCCAGCAGGGACGAAGCCAACGCCAACACCGAAGGCACCGCCGAAGGCAACGCCAGCGGCAGCAAAGGCCAATCCTGACTCGGCAGCCGTCAAGGCAATGAAGAATCCAGTCAAGCGGGGTCGCTAAAAGTTACAACGCGACCGTTTAAGTGGGGGATGTGGTTTAAGATTGTTTCGGAGGTAGTGTGCAGGACAAACGACTCAAAGACTACCTCGACCGTTCAAAGCGCATCCTCAACTTGAGCCACTGGGAGATTAAAATCTCCACAGATCCGCCTCCAGATGATGCTTGGGCCGATGTCGAGGTGTCTCAGAACCTTTATGCAGCTACCATCCGCTTCTCTCCAGGCCTCTGGAAGGAGAAACCAGAAGAGATTCGACGTGTGATTGCACACGAATTGATTCATTGCCACTACGCTGGGGTCGAACGGCTGGTGGAGGTGGTCCAAGATAGCCTCGGCACGACGGCTGGGGAGATCGTGGGCAAGATTTGGGACGTAGAGTCCGAACGGGCAGCAGATTCGCTGTCAACTGTGGTAGCAGAACTCCTACCATTACCAACATTTGGAGAGAGATCGTGAAGAAATACATTCCAAATCCAGGGGTTCCTAATCCCACACCAGCACCAGGCGCCAACAAGGGCGACGGTACGGTCAAGCCGCCACGCTACGTGGGCAAGCCTGTTCCAGTTCCTAGCCCAACACCGAAGCCGAAGCCAAAGCCGAAGAGGTCTAAGGTCTCTGATGAAGAGATTATGCCAAAGAAGTTCCCAAAGCCAAAGGGCAACCGCCGACGACTCCTTGATGCTACCAATAAGATGAATAAGGAAGCAGGCTACTAGTGCCGCTGAAGAAGGGTTCTAGCAAGAAGACCATCTCCGAGAACATCCGACGCGAGATGAAGGCTGGCAAGCCGCAGAAGCAGGCCATCGCCATCGCTCTCTCCGCAGCAGGCAAGTCCAAGAAGAAGAAGGGTAAGCGATAATGCCGATGATCGAAGGGAAGAAGTTCCCATACACCAAGGCAGGCAAGGCTGCGGCAAAGAAGTACGCTGCCAAGCACGAGAAGACCGAGTCCAAGCGCGAGCGCGAGATGGAATACGGTAAGCCCAAGAAGGGCAAGAAGAAGTGACGTCCGCCAAGAAGGCGAAGCGGATGACGACCGCTGAGAAGTATCGTCAACTCAAGAAGCAGACCGAAGATGCTGGAATGACCGTCAAGGAAAAGTCTGGAAAGATCGTGGTCTCGCGGAAGGGAAAGAAGAAGTGAAGCCAGGACTCTACGCCAACATCCACGCCAAGCGCAAGCGCATTGAGGCTGGATCTGGCGAGAAAATGCGCAAGCCAGGGACCAAGGGTGCGCCTACGGCCAAGGCATTCAAGGAATCAGCCAAGACAGCGAAGGGCAAGAAGAAGTAATTGGCAACATTTAAGTTTGGACGGTACATCGACATCCACTGGAATGGCTATGACATCCAGGGACCAGCCAATACCGTCTTCTCCATCCCAGACCAGCTCTATGAGGAGTTCGATGCCGACATCGCTCCCGTAGAGCCGACGCTCGTATGGATTGACACCAACGAGTTTGCCTCGCTTTCCGCATCGGTTTCGGCGTCCACGCTCTCTGCAACAACGCCGATCACGATTGCCAACACCTCTACTGGCCGTATCATCTCGTTTTCGTCATTCACTGCACCGAGCGGCTACCTCCTCTCCGCCGACGGCGCTGGTGGTGCCATCTGGAACCCAGCCTCTACGAGTGGATTGACCTCCGTGGTGGGTGTTTCTCCCATCTCGTCAAGCGTTAGCGGTGGTGTGGTATCGGTTAGCCTCGCGGCAAACTACCAAACGGCTGGTACCTACGTTACCAGCGTCGTTGGTACATCGCCAGTGTCAGCAAGCGGTACAACTGCCATTACCGTAAGCATCAATCAGGCTGCGCTTAGTGTTGCCGACGCATCAACTGCGTCTACAGTTCGCACATATGTTAAAAATTCATCTGGAAGCACAATTACCAAGGGTCAAGCCGTATATATCACGGGGGCAGACGGAACGAATGCCCTAATTGGGCTTGCGTCAAATACCAGCGACGCCGCATCGTCTAAGACGCTTGGCATCGCTGCCAAGACGATGACCAACAATGCTTTTGGCTATGTTATTGAGAATGGTCAGTTGTCTAATATTGACACTTCGGCAGCAACTGCTGGGTCTGCTGTATGGCTTGGAAGTACCCCTGGTTCATATCAATTTACTATACCAGCGGAGCCAAATCATCAGGTTTATCTAGGCGTAGTCACTAAGGCAAACGTATCTACTGGAGAAATGCTTGTCAAGGTACAGAATGGCTACGAACTTGACGAGCTTCACGACGTTTTTGTCGGTGGAGTCAGCACCGCACTCCCGCTCGTCTACAACAGCACCTCGTCTGGATGGGTGGCGCAGGCCCTCACGTCGGTCGGCATCGCGGACAACGCGGTGGTGGCTGCAAAGATCAACGCTGGAGCAGTTGGGTCAGCAGCACTTGCGGACAATGCCGTAGTTGCTGCGAAGATTGCCGCAGGATCGGTAGGATCTGCTGCGCTTGCATCTGGTGCTGTCGGTTCTGCTGCAATTGCATCTGGCGCTGTCGGTTCTGCTGCAATTGCATCTGGCGCTGTCGGTTCTGCTGCACTTGCAGACAATTCCGTTGTGTCATCAAAGATCAACTCTGGGTCCGCAACATCAGGACAGATACTTCAGGCGAATGGTTCTGGCGGAGTGGCATTTACCACACCTGCTGCATCTGGTAGTTTTTATGTTGACATTGCTGGGGCTGTTGCAGGGACCGCTCTTGGTCTTACGAGCGCAGCCTATCTTGTGACAAACGTGACGGACTTCTCTAGCGAAATTACAGTGCAAGGCGTTGTGCAAAAATTCTCCGCCACCCCAAGTATCAGGATTACGGCAACCAGCGAGATTGGCAGCATTGGTATTGCCAGCAATACCTATACGACACGCACGTCTAATTTTGCGGCAACTAGAAGTATTATTACAGCAAAATACCTAAATAATGCTTACTTTATTGGTGGAGAAGGCGGGACGGCGACATCATCAACGGATGGAACGACGTGGTCAGCGGTTTCCATTGGGTTTGGCACTCGTAATGTCAACTCGTTTGCATATGGTGCAGCAACCTATATTGCGGTTGGCGACCAAACATTGACAAGCTCGACGGACGGAATCACCTGGACGTCACGGTCTCACGGTTATGGTACCAATACCATCAGGGGCGCTGCCTTCGGTGCTGGCGTATTTGTGATCGTCGGAGACTCTGGCCTGATTCAGACTTCTAGCGATGGCATTACTTGGACGAGCAGAACCTCTCAGTTCTCAACGACCACGATTACGGACGTTGCGTATGCCAACAGCCTATTTGTTGCGGTTGGACAAACAGGCAAGGTCTCTACATCAACAGACGGACTGACGTGGGTATCCAGAACATCATCATTTAGCACTACTAATATCAACGCAGTTGCATATGGCAATGGCACCTGGGTCATTGTCGGTGAAGCAAATAAAGTTGCAACTTCAAGCGATGGCACAACGTGGACCCAGCGCACAGCTCAAACGATTAGCAGTTTCTTTGAGGGCGTGGCGTGGGACGGTACCAAGTTTACTATTTGCGCCAGCGCGGGCGAGATCCAGACTTCGCCAACAGGTGTCACCTGGACAAATCAAACAAGCGGTACGACTAGAAGGTTGCGAAAGGTGGCATATGCAAAGGGCCTGATTGTTGTTGTTGGCGGCGATGGCGGGGTAAACAACATCCTTCTCACTTCACCAGGGGGTGCGCTCTCAACGCTATTTACCCCAATCACCTACAGCACTAAGCCATAGGAGGAATAATGAGATACCGATATGAGATTGACGACGCCAACGCTGTCCGCGTATGGGATGACCAGAACCCAACTGAGACTGGCGCTCCATTTCAACTCCAAGACGTTCACCCAGATGGTCGCGCCTGGGCTGACCGAGCAGAAGCGCAGGCGTGGCTAGATGCGTTCATCGCTTACCTTCTGGCCCCTGCCCCAGAGCCGACTGAGGAGTAAATGACTGAGCTTGCCCCCGTCTTGACGGGGTGCCACGTCTGCAGGAGCCCGCTCGTCGAGACGATCAACAAGAAGATGCGCGACGGTATTCCTGACATCAAGATCTCGGAGTGGCTATCAGAAAACGCCCAATACATTAGCCGAATCACACTCGGAAAGCATAAGCGCGAACACCTGACCGAACCACACGAGCGTCTTCGACAGCAGGCCGTCAAGGTAATGCAGAAGCAGGCAAAGACGATTAAGGCAACGGGCGACCTCGCTGGTCTCGTCCGTGACTACGTCCACTCCGCCGTGGAGGAGGGTCTAATGACACCCACGCTGGCAGAGGGACTCCGCGCACAGGAGATGATTGACCGACGCCAGGAGAAGGGTGCCGACCGAGAGGTGGCACTGACACTCGCTGGAATCCTTGGTGGCGGCACCACCTACCAGGTCATCGAAGCAACTGAAATCAAACCACTTTCGGGCGGAGAAACGGAACAGTGATTGCGCCACTTAGTAGCCAGTATCGCACTCGCACTCAACATCCTCTCGCCGCTTACCGTGTCAGCGTTGACCGACCAGGACGACTGGACACTAACGACCGACTCGAATGGAACCGTGACCCAATTGGAGGACGGCTCGTTCATAGTGACTGGAGCCAACTACCCGCCGTTCGGTTCAATCTGGCAGAACGCGGAGACAAAGTACACCACCGTCGTGGATGCCGACCAGCTTCTCGGCTTCACGTGGCATTTCTATACAACCGACTCCTCGTACTACGACACGCCATACTACGGGGCATCAGGGGCTTGGGTCTCCTTGACTCCCCAGAACACACAGGACGCAAGCGGGTACATCGAAGTCCTGCTCCTCGCGGGGGAGACCTTCGGGTTTATGGTAAAGAGTCTGGACTCGTGCTGCGGAACGGGAAACCTCGCCATCAGCGGGATCATCAACCCAACACCGACACCAGCACCAACGCCGAGCCCGACTGCGGAGCCTAGCGTTGATCCATCTCCAGAGCCGACCCCAACGCCTGAGCCTACGATTGAACCGACACCAACTCCGACGCCTGACCCGACGATTGAGCCGACTCCACAGCCAACGCCAGAGCCGACTCCTCAACCAACTCCTGAGCCAACGGTAGTTCCAACACCAGAGCCAACCGTTGAGCCAACACCAAAGCCAACACCAGAGGAAACTCCTGAGCCAACGCCTGAGCCGACTGTTGCTCCTACTGAGCAGCCTAGCCCTAGCGTTGAGCCTAGTCCTGACCCTACTCCTAGTCCAGTTATCGAGTTGCCGTCCATAGATGAGGCGGTAGCGGCGGTAGAGGAAGCAGTGGGAGAAGCAATCGCTTCGGTCGGTGAGGCATTTGACAACATCATTGCGATCACGGAAATCGGTAGTGATCTAAGTGACGAGGAAAAAGAAGGGTCACAACCAATAGCGGCGGCGATTATCTCAAGCCAAATTGCAGGGTCAGCAGCAGCCTCAGCAGCCAGATCAATGGGTAAAACGCCAGGTGGCGGGAGTGGCGGTGGAGGCGGCGGTAGCAGCGATGGGATGGGCAAGCCCCGCAGCAGCCGAAAGGGGATCCGCCGTGATTAAAACAATTATCCTTGACCTGATTGGTGGAGCGTGGACCGTCCTAGGTCTTCTCTTCGCTGTCGTGGTCCTGCCAGAGGGGCAGACGCAATCAACGATGGCAACACTATTCGTTATCCTCACAATCGGTTGGCTCGTCACGGGGCCACTACGCTGGAAGGAATAAGATGAAGTTCAAGGTCAAGTCACAACTCGATCACGTGGAGAAGGGCGGCATTCTCGACGACTGCGGTCCATCTAGCACGGCAGCCGCCGTAGCGTGGGCGTCCAAGTACACCGTTGATCCGTCCGCTGGCGATGGCATCAAGGCAAAGGCAAAGGCAACGGGGTTCGTGGAGAAAGAGGGCGTGTCCGACAACGGTTCCTCCCTCAATGACTTGATGAAGACTGCCAAGGAACTTGGCGCCAAGGCTCGCTACGCGAAGTCGTGGGACGATGTCGTCCTCTCGGCGCACCGTGGCGCTGGTCTGATCGTGTGGGTGCAGCAGGCTGTTGACTACCCGCCAGTTGAGGTCAGCGAGTGGCACAAGAAGTGGCAGAACTACTGGATTAAGAAAGACAAGAAGCATATCGTGGATGGCTATGGTCATATGACCGCAGCGGGTTGGGATGCGGTAGATGGCTGGCAGTGGGCGTGTCCCACTCGCAAGGGGAAGGGCAACGAGAAGTTCGGGGTCGTTGTGACCGAAGAGCAGCTCAAGCAGATTGCCTCAAGTAAGAAGAAGATCACGGGCGGCGCTGCACACAAGCACGTCGTCATCGTGGAATGGAAGTAAGGAGTCCCAATGTATAGCGACATCAAGGCGGGTATCCGCTGGATCATTGACAACACTGGCGTAGACGAAGCGTTGATTGAGTTCTTCCGAACCTTCATCACCGTCTCTATCTCCGTCGCTCTCGGCCTCGGCATCCCGCTCCTGGACATCAGCGGCGGAGACTTCCGCACGGTCCTGTCTGCTGGCTTGGCTTCAGGTCTTCAGGTACTTATCAAGTTCCTTGACCCAAAGAACACACAGTTCGGCATTAAGGAAAAGTCGCCTGAAGATAAGGCTGCTGCGGAGAAGCAGTTCGACATCTAATGTGGGTCTACGTTGGCGGGACGTTTGATCTCTTCCACTATGGTCACGCTCGATTCCTTGAGCAGTGTTCTAAGCAGGGGAAGGTCATCGTTGCCATCAACACCGACGACTTCTGTGGGCGGTACAAGCGCAAGCCAGTACTCTCACTAGGAGAGCGCATTGAGTCCGTTAAGGCGTGCAAGTGGGTGGACGAGGTAATCGTCAATGTAGGTGATGAGGACAGTGGTCTCACCATTGACCTTGTCAAGGACAAGAAGATCTCTGCCATTGCCCACGGTGACGACTGGACTGGTCCAGCTCTCATCGACCAGCTTGGCATCAGTCAGGAATGGCTGGACGAACGCAACATCAAGATGCTGTATATCCCATATACCGCTGGTATCTCAACCAGCGACATCATTAGGAGAATCAGTGGCGACATTCACGGCGATTGTGACTGCTCACGAGGACGAGGCGGGGATGCTTCGGACTGTGGATGCGCTCCTAGCGCAGAGCAGGAAGCCCGATGAGATCATTGTTCTCGCTAGTGATATTGACTGTTCGGTGGCTCGTAAACGATACACTGGAGCAGCCTTCTACGCCGAGCCGAACCTCAGCGACTGGGGTCACGACAAGCGGGCCAAGGGGCTTGACCTGGCGACATCTGATTACGCGGGCTGGTTCAACCACGACGACTCCTACGACCCGCACTACATCGCGGAGATGATGCATCAAGCGGAACTTGGCAACGACGTGGTATACTGCGGCTGGTCTAAGAACGCGACACCGTCATTCACGCTAGGCAGTTCCACATCTGGCAACTACATCGTCAAGGTTGACGTAGCCCGCAAGGCTGGATACGGGGACCGACATTATGAGGCAGACGGCACCTTCATCAACAGGATTGCCGCCGCCACCAACTCCATCAAGTTCCTATCAGGAACTCTCTATTTCCACAATGAGGTGAAATGAAAACAGCAGCGTGGCAGCGTAAGGAAGGTCAGAACCCAAAGGGTGGCCTCAACGCAAAGGGTCGTGCCTCGTACAAGGCGCAGACTGGCGGCACATTGAAGGCCCCAGTCAAGAGCGGAGACAATCCGCGACGCGCTTCGTTCCTCGCCAGAATGGGAAACAACCCTGGCTCGGAGCGTGACAGTAAGGGGAAGCCGACCCGACTCCTTCTGTCCCTCCGAGCTTGGGGTGCATCTAGTAAGCCTGATGCTCGCGCGAAGGCGCGTGCCATTAGTGCTAGACTAGACAAGAAGAAGGCTTGAAGCCACTCGATAACGACATTGCTAGGGATCTCGCACGTGGCAGGAACGACATTGCGTTCTTCGCAGAACGATGGCTAGGAGTAAGGGGGAACCCTGGGCAAGTCAGATGGTGGGAAGCGTGCGCGGAGCGCGATGATACTAATTACCGACCACGGTACATTACGACCGTTGTCTCAGCAGGGAACCGTGCAGGAAAGACTCTTGCTATGGCTGTTGTGTGCCTCCATCACGCGCTATATAAACTAGGGATTGCCAGCCCAGAAGCATCCGACCCACAGTCCTACAAGCGTTGGAGCGACACTCCGTACGAGTGGTACCACGTAGGCATCCAGCAGGAGACCGCAGAGTTGGTCTTCCGAGAGATCGAGACCTTGCTTGGTGGGAGCCACCCAGCGCAGAAGGGTCGCGGATGTGCTATCATCAAAGAGCTTGGCAAGGTCATCGATACCCAGAAGCGGTATCGCGGAGAGTATGCGTGGGTCAAGTTCAATCCCGTGGTCGGCGGCGCGAGCATCCACTTCCGCACTACTCAGGATCGAGCCAAAGCACTCCTCGGCAAGGATATGAACGGCATCTCATTTGACGAAGCGGCCTTTGAACCGCACTTGCTGATGATCTACCAAGAGGTGCTCAACCTCCGCCGACTCTCCACTGGTGGTCCACTCCACTTCATCGGGACACCAAGCGAGGGCATCAACGATTACGCGGAACTCTGGGAGAAGGGAAACCTAGACAACCCAGCGCGAGATGAGAAATTCATTAGCTTCCGTCTCTCCACCCGCGACAACATTGGCTACGGACTGACGCAGGAAAACTTTGATGACGTCGTCCGCCAGCAGGCAGAGTACCTAATCCCACAGAACATTGACGGTTACTTCATTGAAGCCCGCGATGCGTTCTTCTGGAGCCAGTCAGTTCTCGCACTGTACAAGGTGCTTGAGGATGACGTGAAGCCCGTTAGGAATCATCGCTACATCCAAGGCGTAGACCCTGGCATCTCACACGATGCAACGTGGGCAATCACGCTAGACATCACCGAGCGCAACAAGATTCGCGGTGTGCGGATTAGGAAGCGCGGCGGCAAGCAGAGCATCTCTGCGGTAGTGAATATGGTCCGCGAGGGCCATCTGCTCTACAGCCAGGACGGAGCCTTCTGCACCACCATCGTGGACTCCACGGGGCTTGGTGGCAGACTCTTCCAGCAGGAGTTCTCAATGATTCGCCCACTCCGAGGGTTTGACTTCGGAGGCACGAAGGCGAAGAAGGTGGAACTCCTTAACGACCTCAAGGCAGTCATCGACAAGGGCCAGTTGGAACTACCAATGGGCGGTCCCTGGGATGAACTTAGGAGACAACTACTCATCTACAAACTAGACGATAAGAAATTGGAACAAGACGCTGTAATGGCGCTGGCAATCGCAGTGCGGCACGCGCTGCGGAATCCTGAGAAGGGCGTAGAGAACCCGTCCTTCACCTATTTTGGAGCAAGTGACTGATGGCTAAAGTTCGTAAGATCCCAGCGGCGTTCGAGGGAACGCGAGGAGTACCAGGACAGTACACGACTGACCCTGATGTCGCAACGCCAGAACAGATTGCATCTATTGGCAAGGCGCTGGACAAAGCGGCAAAGATGCGCCGTGGCCAGCAGGTCCTTACTCCAGTAGAGAAGGGCAAGCCGATTGCCACATCCCCAACAAAGCGCAACATCTTCGGTGGTGAGATTGAGTCCGCCCCAAACGAGACACCGAACGACGGCGTCTCAGCCCGTGCCAACATCAACTTCAAGGCGAACATCTTAAAGGCGAACATCGCTGCCGACCGCAGCAAGCGTGCCCCTGGCGCCTTTGGCGCTGGTCTCCGTGGGGCACGAGGCACTCTTCGCATCCAGCCAAACGTTGAGAAGCTGTCGCCATCAGAGGCAGCCGCACTCAAGATGTTGGAGTCCTCACTGTTTGTCCGCGAGCAGGACCCAAAGCGCCATCAGAGGCAGCCGCACACAAGATGTTGGAGTCCTCACTGGTTGCCCGCGAGCAGGACCCAAAGCAGGACGAAGACTTCATCCTTCTCCAGGAGATCCTTGGTCGCAAGCAGTTGGTTGACCCAGAGCAGAACCGCCTCAAGGCGCTGTTCCGCCGTATGGACAACCTCTACCATCCTGAGACCATCACGCTCGGTGGTGCCGACCACTGGTCAGATGACCCAAGTGCCCGCCTCGCTGGCCGCGCTCACGTCTCGGTAAACATTCATCACGCCTATGTTCAGATCCCTGCCGCAATTCAGGCAGTGCGACCTGTCATTAACTACGTCCCAACTGGTCAGACACCAGAGGACCGACAGGCAGCGCAGCGACGCGAGCAACTCTTCTTCCGCTGGTGGGAAGCAAACGAGATGGACCTCCAGATGGAGCAGGCTGCGTTGCTTAAGGAACTATACGGACACACTGCCGCCAAGATCTACTGGGATCCAATCGAGCAGCTTCCAAAGGTCTCTATCATTGAGCGACCTGAGAACCTGTATCTGGGCTTTGGAAACAGTGACTACAATCGCCTAGACTGGGCGCTCTACACCTACGGAATGTCCCCACAGTCCATCCAAGAGGACTGGGGCGTCAACGTCATCCCAGTCAAGCAGGGCGAGAAGTGGTATCCGTATACTAGCCGTGGCAGCCACGACGACCCAATTGGCAACGTCTGGGCAAACGCCTTTGAGCGCAACCCGCTCCGACGCGAGACTGCCTACGAGCAGATGCAGATTGAAGTCTACGACTACTGGTACAAGGTTGCTACAGACCCAGGCAAGGCGCCGCTGGTCTACAATGCGATCTACGTTGGGAACACGCTCGTTAAGAACGAAGCACACCCAGAGTACGGCGGACAGATTCCATACATCCACCTGCCAAACGGTAAGATTCCAGGTAGCCCATACGGCAAGCCTGCGCTCTACGATCCTGAGCAGCTCCTCCGCGAGAAGGACGAGCGCGTCACCGCAATGGCACAGATGATTCAGTCCATCGTGGGCGGACAGATGTGGCAGTTGGTCGGTGCCGAGGCTCCTGACGAGGTGCCACCAAACGCGCTACCAAAGCCTGGTCGTGTGGCAACACCTGGACCTGGCAACGAACTTCGCGCTATCCAGCCGTTCATTCCGCAGTTCCAGATTGAGAACTATGTTTCCCGCATCGACCGTGAGTTGACCGTGGCAACTGGTCTTAATGACTTGCTCCTTGGCCTTGCGCCAGCGCAGGTGCTTGGTTCGTCCCGCGCCATCGCGGCGCTTATTGCTAACTACGAGTCACGCCTTGCTCCAAAGCGCAAGGTGTTCTACTTCTGGATCAAGAAGGTCTGGGAGATGTGTGCTCGTATCTGGGAAGCAAAGAACAGCGATGTTAAGCGTCTCGTTGCTGGCGAATACCGCATCGAGATCATTGCTCCAGAACTTACCCCACGAGACACGCTGGAACTTGCCAGCACCGCGATCAACCTCGTACAGAACCGACTCTGGTCGGCTGAGCGTGCGATGGACCGTGTGGGTGTTGAAGATCCAATTGGCGAGAAGGAACTCATTCGTGATGAGCAGACTGACGCCACGCTCAATCCAGCCGCAGTGGCCACGATGGCTCAGGTTGCTGGACAAATGCAGCAGATGCAGATGCAGCAACAGCAAGCATCACAGGATCAGCAACAGGCTTCGATGCAACAGCAGATGTCTATTACTCAGGAACAGGCGCTTAATGCGCAGCGTTCGTTGGCAGGAGCAGTCGCTGGTAGCCAGTCACTAAACCAGCCAGAGAATCAGGCGCAATTGCCGCCTGAGGCAACCGCTGCAAACGCAGCAGCACCAGGAGAACAAAACCTCCTGCCAGCCCCAACCGCTACTAATGAGGTACAAGCATAATGGCACGACAAGGACGATTCGGACGATCTGAAACTGGCGCAAGCGATCTTTCGGCAACGATCCGTTCGCTTGTCTCGCAGCAACTTGCCTCCGAGGAGCAGATGCTCTTTAAGGCGTTCTACGAGGGAACTGCGTTTGGCGGATCTATTCCTTCATATGCTGATCTTGTGAAGTTTGTTAACGAACGACTTGGTCAAGGTGAAGCGAGTGATGCCCAGGTAGCATATTACGATGCGATTCTTAATCAGGCACAGGAATTTCAGACACAGAATACATACAATGATTTGAAGTCTGGATTCTATTCTTCTAACGGTTCAAACTACGAAGAGTTTGCCTCATTCCTTCAGGGAGAAGGATCTAAGTTCCAGGATGAACTGTACGGAGTCACAAAGGACTACGTTACTAAGTTCCTATACAACGACTTGGCAACAGATCAGATCACCGAAGATGAGTTTATGAATCTATCGCAGGGTGCTCTTGGTCGATTCGTAGATGATCCGTTTGTCTATGACGATGTCAAGTACGATGTCTACTCCTCGCTTTATGAGTATCAGCTTGGAGAACAGAATGACATCCTTGCCCGTGTAAATCCGTCGAAGGATAGCAAGGTGCTAAAGGCTAATGAGGGATTGCTTGCCTTCTATCGTGGATGGCGTGCAAAACTAAATGAGAATGGTATTGCTGGTGACTTCCTAGATACCATCCAAAACAACATCGCCAAGACAAAATTTGCCGTTCAGGATCAGCGCCGCGTCATCGCGGACAAGGCTGCAACCGCACTTCTCAATAGTCGTGAGTCTGCCTATAACAATGCCAAGGCCGTTGTAGATGAGTATGCTCGCCTTCTTGCCCCTGGCCTTGGTATTGATGCCAGCGATCCAAACTTTAATTTCCAGGACATCCCTGCCGTAACGCTTGCCGCCGCGTTGGATGATCTAAGTCCAGACGTGCAGTCACAGATTAGAACTGCAATTGGCGACCTTCGCGGTAAATCTGATGCATATGCTCAGACACTCCGATTGCAAGGAAATGTAGCCGAGGCACGTTCAATCCGTGACATCTCGACCGACGCGAAATTGGTATCTGGTCAAGACGTTTCATTTGAGCAGTACGTCAAGCAGTCAGAACTTAAGGATGCCCTTATGGCTGCGACAGACGGTATTCCTTCCGATGAGATTGCTATTACTAAAGAGTGGGTACGGTTCCTTCGTGGAGAGACGACAGCATCTTTCGGTGCTGGAATTAAGCCTTCGGCTGACCGAGCAGGTCAGGAAGTCAGTCTAAATATTCAGAACGAAGCCAACGCTCTTGATGCCGCGCTAAACGGCAAGACAGTTGGAATTATCCCAAAGACATATATGGATGATTTCCAAGCGGCGCAGCGAGCGCAGGCTGGGCTCTCTGGTGGAGCCAAAGATTTCTACGAAAAAGAGTTTACTGGAGATAATAAGTACACAGCAGCAGAACTATCAAACCTTAGTATTTCCCTAGACCTAGATAAGCAGATTTCTAGTGGACAGACAGTAATCTCTCGCAAGAGAAACACTGATGGTTCGTATGCAACGGATTATATTCCTGCTGGCGTGCCAGCTCCAAGTGCTGGTGTGATCTACAAGATTGAGCAGGCTGCAAGTGGAAAGATCGTTACTGTTGCATATAAGGGCACGCCAATCTATGGCGCAATTGCTGGAAATCTTGATACGTCTAAGCCGTGGGGCTTTGCTTATGAGACCAAGGGTGGAACGCTATATGCTGATGCCAAGGACGGCAAGGTATACATCAATCCACCAATTGACGTTGCAAGCATCAAGCGTTCTGGTGCAACTGATGCGCTGATTACATCTGACATCAATGTGCAGAAAGACCAGAATGGGTATACTACGATTACTGGAATCCGACCAAGTGGATCTGGAACACAGGCCAGTCTATCTGACTTTGTAGATCCAGGTGCACTCAAGTCACTAGAAAGCCCAGGTATTAACCCATACGCTGCAATCTCCCCAAGTGATCCTAGGGTAACAGATGCCCTTGGTATCGTTTCTAACTTAAAGAATATTGCTCTTGGTATTCCTGATTCTACTACTGGAAAGTCAGATATGACACTTGCAATTGGGAAGATTGAGTCTAACCTTAATGCTCTTTCTGGTCGCACAAGCGATGCTGGTGTTCGAATTGCTCAAATGAACGCAGATATGGCACGACAGCAGGCAGAGTCAGCCAAGGCAAACATCGCTGCCGTTAAGCCATCAACTCCAGCCCAGCGTGGAGTCATCAATCCATTCAGCCCAGTTCAGCCTGGCGGTGGGGAAAAGTTTGGTGGGGCAATGGACTTCTCCGTTGTCTTCAGGGAACTTGGAAAACTTGCTGCTGGGATTGGTGCTGGGGCAATTCAGGCTGGCGGGGCACTTGCCTATGGACTTACGAGTGCCGCTGGTGGAGCACTATCTGCTGGGATCAACACAATTCTCCCAGGGATTCCTGGGGCCTATGGTCCTGGGGCAACGTCACTTGGTCCTCGACCACTAAATCCAACTCCACAAGTTTCGCCACTTGCTGTTCGACCGTTTGCTAAGGGAACTCCAAGGACAACAAGCACCTCTGCGCTAACGCTCAGCTCGCAACCGTTTGTTGATTTCCGAGCTGGTGAACGGGCAAGCCTAACAAGCAAGCCAATTTCAACTTCTAGGACAACGACAACTCCGCGTCCGTTGACGACGCCTGGCGGAAGGATTGCTCTATAATGCCAAGTATCTTTGGAAAGGGTAGCGCAGGACAACAGGTGTCCTCAATCCTTAGCGATATTTCCTTTGGTGTTGGCAGATCTCCTGCTGGCGGATCGCAGAGTCGCTTCGGTCCAGGGGTTGGTCGTGCATCAGTAAGCGCTGGAAAGCCAGAGACCATTGGCCAGTCTATTGAAGGACTTGGTCAAGGTATTCTCGGCGTCGTTGGGTCAATCCCACTTGTCGGTGGATTGGCTAAGAGTGCGCTTGAGGTTGGCGGAGGTGCTGTCGGCGCAGTCGGATCGGCTATCGGGTCATTCAAACCAGTATCTACTGGTCCAAGTGTTGGCGATGTCGTCTCTGGAATCCCAGGGGCTGCCCTCGAAGCCATCAGCATTCCATCTAAGTTTGTTCAGAAAGACATCATTGCCAAGAATACTGCTCAAAATCTCCGAAATGGAAATATCAAAGATGGTTTCGGAAATGCGGCAGAATACTACAATGTTCCAGGGATTAAGCAACTTCTTAATAATAATGCGACAGAAGACGAGATTGCTAACTTTATTTATGACGAAGGATTGACGTTTGGTGCGAAGCCAAACATCGCACGCGATCTTGTTCTTGGCCTGGTTACTGACCCGCTAACGTGGGTTCCCTTTGGTGCTATCGCATCTGGCGCTGCCCGTGCTGGTACGCTGGCAAAGGCAGTAAAGGCTGGAGAAGTACTTGCAGCCTCAGATGCTAAGTTCTGGCAGTTGTGGCAGCCAGTTGGTGCCGTCTATAATGCCGTTACGGGAATGACGAGTGGGTCATCTCGTGCCGTATCTACCTTCCTTGCTGGCAAAGCACCTGGAATCTTTGAGCAAGCATACAAGGCATCAAACGCTAAGCAGTACGTTGGAGCACTATCTCGCGTTGCTGGAGCAGATGCCGACCAAGTTGTTTCTGAGGCATCTCGCTTAACATCGTATACCGCAAGTCGGTTTGCTAAGGCTGGCGCGGCACGTCTAGTGGCGGAAGAGTCTGCCCTTGCCGTACGGCCAAGCTCACAGAACCTTATGCTGTCAATGTCTGATGACCTTGCTGCCATTAAGCCTCGACTTGCAACTGGCAATGAGAGCCAACTAGTTGATGAGGCAATCGGGGTACTTAATAAGCCGTTTGCAGAAGGTGAACCTGGTCTTATTGACACCATCAAGGAGATGGGATTTAGAGACGACGAAGTTAATAAGTTGGTACTTCGTGTCCTCAAGTCTGATGGCGAAGAGGATCTGATTAAGATTGCCAATGATTACCAGAGCAAGTTCCAACGCAATGCCATAATGGTCAAGAGCCCACAGGAGGCAGAGAACCTGCTTGCTACAAGGGCCAGGACTCAGGGACGATCCGTTACCACGGCTGGCGTACGCGAGGCAATCGCCTCAAAGCGCGAACTCACTGTGTTCACAAACCCAGAGAACGTTGCTGTTGCACGAGAGTACGTTGTGTCTAATCTTCGCTACGGTTTAAGCCTTAGCGCCGAGCAGGGTGGTCGCGTCTTTGACGAGTTGATCGCTCCAGCAATCCGAGAAAGACGCGTTGGTGATGCACTAGACTTCCTTGACCTTACGAGGATGTCCTCATTTGGACGACTTTCTGAGGGCATTGCAACGGTGCGTCAAACCTTTAAGCCAGGGAATATTGGTCAGCGCATTACGTTGATTTCTAGTCGTTCGCTTACCCAGGCCCGCGCCGACGCCCTTGCCCTTGCGGTACAGGAAGCAAAGGGCAATCCAGATGCTGTGCGAAAAATTATTTCTGACGCAGCAAACCAGTACGCTGATCTATATGAATCATTTGGTGGAAGGAATCTTTCCCGTCTTAGCCCAGACGAACTTGCGGATGACTTCGCTAAGTATCTCAATGAAAACAAAGAGTCATTCGTTCGTGGCATTACCGAGAAAGATGCTATCGAGTTGACCCCACAGGCACTCAAGTATCGTCAAGAGGCTAACGCTGCTGGCTACGAACTCGGCATTGCACCAGCAGATGGCGTCATTGGCAAGGTGATGACTCTAACCGACAAACTTGGTCGTGAGTATCAGACCCGCGCATTCTCTCCATTCGCTGACCTTGTGGACAATGTCTTCGTTGATCCAACTAGCCTTGGACAGGCAACGCTGACATACAAGCGAAATGCAGTGCAGTCTGCGCTAAACTACACGTTCCGCCGCCGTTATGGCGCCATCATTGCCGAGAAGGTTCGTGATCGATGGATCACTGAGTCAAACTCTATCGGCTTGACCACGCGAGAGGCGAACGAGACGCTTCGCATTATTAGAAATCTATCAGACGAACAACAGATTCTTCCTCGTGGTCTTGCCCTTGAGCAAGCCCTTGGTCCAAGCAGTTCGCTTGCCAAGGCAATCAACGCGTCACTAAGCAAGGAAGCAGTTCTTCGAATCTCTGAGCGAACTGGTGTGCCAGCTCAAGATGTCTGGAAGACCGTCTTTATGAATATCTTCAAGGCATATAATGGGGATCTGTCCGACCTTGGTCTTATGCCAAAGTTCACCTCGTGGGTGAAGATGAAGTTGCCGCAGATATCCATCGTAAGCGATAACTTCTTCCCACGATTTAGGTTCGGCGTCGGCGCACCTCAGTTCCGCTATGGGCAGGAAAACGTAGAGCCTGTTTTCTTTAGGTTTACAACTGGAGCTGGAGTACGAGAAGAACGAATTGCTGGACTCAACAAGAATAGCATCCGAGTTCGTGCTATACTTGGAGAGTTTGCTGAGCATAACCAAGTTGGCGACGCGCAGACTGCGTTTATGCAGGCTGGTAACCAGGCAGCTATCCGTATTGCTGGCAAAGAGCCAAAGGTGATGGAGGCGCTTGGCGCACTATCAAAGCGTCAGGCTGGCGTTAAGGATGTTGGGCTTGCCGTGAAGCGAAGCCTGCTGGCCGTAGATGACCGTAAGCAACGTGCGCTTGAGGCAATGATTTCTAAGGGTATGGCACGACGACTATATGGCGTGCTAAAGGATGAATCACCTCAAGTCATTGCTTCCGTAGAGAAGTTCCTTGGCACCACAGATCCAGAAAAGATTGCGTATTACATTGGCTTAGATTTCATCTCACGAACTGATCCAATCGCAATGAGGGAACTCATCAAGGCTGGCGAGAAGGTCGGGATGCTTGCACTTAAGACGCCAGAAGAGCGAATGCTCTATCAGAATGTTGTCGAGGCAGCGAGAGCTGCGGCGGCAAAGGAAGGTGATCGAGCGCGACGTGCAATCTACTTCGATCCAAATCGACCGTGGTGGGAACGAAGCTTTAACCATCCATTGCTTGCACTTTACCCGTTGTCCTATATGGTCGGTAAGGTTATTCCTGAGTTTGTCCGCCTAATGGTGAAGACACCGTTCCCAGGTAAACTCGGTGGTGACCGCCTACTACTTGGACTTCAGGCGTTAGACAATGTATCCGATTCCATCGTGGCAGCAGAGAAGTACGATCCAGAGTTTAGGACATTTATTGAGGACAACCCAGAGGCGTGGCTGCTGCTCCAGTGGCTTGTCCCATATACACCAGACAACATTGGGTTTGGATTCTCCTCAACCGCAAGGAAGTACGTCATCGGTAAGGGTCTCCAGGGCGAAGGACTTGACGTTGCAAATATCCCACAAGCCGCGCTTGAGCAAGTTGTTGGCGCATCCATTGCTGGAACTTGGAGAATGGGATTCAACGCTGCCGATGACATCATCAAGGGAACACCAGACCTAACCGAGGGCGCACCGAATGTCCTCGAAATCCTACAAGGTAAGAATTAACCTCCGCGCTGTGCGGGGGAGGAATTAGGAAAAGGAGAAATGCTGTGGCTGACGAAGTCGTAAACAGCGCCCCAGTTCAGTCGGATGAGGTAGTAGCCCCAGAGGTTGCTGCTGTTCCCACTGAGAATGAGGCGGATGTTACCACTTGGAAGAAGCGCCTAGCAGGCAAGGATCAGGCGCTCACCGCAACGAAGAAGGAACTCGACGAGTTCCGTTCTAAGGCGGAAGAGCTTTCACGTTGGAAGGCAGAGCAGGAGCAGGCATCAATGTCTGAGTTCGAGAGGGCGCAAGCCAAGATTCGAGAACTTGAGCAGAAGGCCGCTGCTGCTGAGCAGACCGTACGTGAAGAGCGCCTAGCACGGGAATACCCACTCGCGTATCAGTTTTTAAAGGACACCAGTAATCTTGATGAGGTTGGCCGCGCTGCTGCGCTGGAAAACTTCGTGAAGCAGGCTGCTGCCGCTGCTACACCAGAGTCGGCTCCTTCGCCAGTGGATCCAAACAATGCGCGTCGGGCAACCGCCGCGCCAACTGAAAAGCCCAGCTCCAAGAGCATCTCTGATGCCCTGAAGACGTTGGGGAATCCATTCGCTGATAGATAAGGAGTAGCATAAATGGCTACCACGACTACCAGCACGAGCGGTTTTTCTGATCTAGTAACGCAGCTTGTTGCTGCGCGTGCTGAAGAGGAACTCCGCGCTCGTGCTGTCCACGCGATGCCAGGGCTTTATGTCCCAGCTCGCTTTGTGAAGGGCACAAACACCCTTCGCTACGCTCGCTATGCAGACCTCGCGGTCAGCACCGCGACGCTGACTGAAGGCACCGCCCCAACGGACGACGCCCTCACGATTTCATCCGAGTACTTCACCGCTGCGCAGTACGGCGCAACCGTGGCGATCTCGGACCTCGCCAACCTTGATTCGCCACACGACCTCATCAGCATCGCTGCTGAGCGTATTGCTTACAAGGCTGTTCGATCAATGGACACGCTTGTCCGCGACAACATTCACTCGAACGTTCTTACGTCCGCCGTGTTTGGTGCCACTGGCGCAACGACGCTTACCACGAACACTGCCAACTCGGCTGTTGCCGCTGCTGGTGTGCTCACGGGCGCGTTCGTTAAGCAGATGGTTGCTCGCCTCAAGGGTAGCAACGTTCCTCAGTTCGCTGACGGCACGTACCGCTGCATCATCCACCCTGCCCAGGAGTACGACCTTGTGTCGGACACCACGGTCAACGGTTGGATCGAGTCCCGCAAGTATGTTGACAACACGCCGCTTCTCACTGGTGAGATCGGTATGTTCGCTGGCGTACGCTTCATCGTCTCCTCGGATGCCAAGGTCTACGCGACCGCTGGCGCTTCGAGCGGCAACGTGTACAGCGCTCTGTTCCTCGGACCAGACGCTTACGCGATTGGCGACAGCCAGACCCTCCAGAGCTACTTCGTTGCTCCTGGTGGCGATCACTCCGACCCACTCGCCCAGAAGGCGCTGGTCGGCTACAAGATGCGCTTCGGCTCCCTCCTCCTCGACGAGGCAGGCGCTCGCTATCGCGTCTTGAAGACTCAGGCCACGGTCTCAGTCTAATCGCAGCATAGTTAGCTGAGTGGGGCCCCGACGGTTGTACCGCAAGTCTACCGTTGGGGCCCCCCACACCCAGCCATAGGAGGATACCTTATATGGCTGATACTGTCAAGGTTCTAATCTGGGGGACTGCCGAGCAGGGCCCTTGCGCATATTTCCGTGGCCACATGTTCGACGAGGAGCTCAAAAGGCTTGGAATCGAGAGGAGGCATATCGACAGGGTCGAGTTCGTCTCGCACCCACTTGCTGCCGGGATGAGTCAAGACGAGGCTATGATGAAGGGCCTCCTCA